CCCATCAAAGTACATCGACCCCGTGCCGTACTTCACGACAGATGTGCTGACCTGTGCATTGCCCACCGTTTCCAAGTTGTTCTTCAGCGTACCGTCGTAAATACCGGCGTTGGTGAAGTTGAGGAGGAGGGAGGTGTTGGTGATGGCTGTGAGTGGTGCGGTTGGTGGGGTGAAGTTAGAAGTGTAGACAGCGGTTCCATTAATATAACGCACTGCTGACATATAGCCTTTAGCGCCGAACGTCGTACCAAGTGACCACTCACCTAAACGTAGCACGTCCGTGCCGGTGTTAGGCGCAGAAGAACTAGTAGCAGAATTTGTTTCTGTGCCGTTAATAAATAATCTATACGTATTACCGCTTCTTGTAACAGCAACATGCGTCCATGCGTTAGTAATTACAGGGGCTGTGGCGTAGTTAACATAATACGTAGAGTTATTACTCGATGAGAATGCCGACCCCCAAACTGCACTAGCAATATAAATTTGTATGCCGTACCCTTTTGAGTACCACTCTTGAGTTCCTGAACTATCAGTTACGTAAGCCCAAAACTCAATCGTAAAGTCGCCAGACGGAGTTAAAACAGCATTGTTTGCAATCTGTAAGTAGTCCCCCGTCCCATCAAAGTACCCCGACCCGCCGGTCACGCTTGGTGTGTATTGATACTGCGGAGCGAATGGCGAGAAGGCTTGGACGGAACGAGTTCCTAAGTTAGACCCATTGTCACCAAACAAAATCGTCTTTGTATTCTGTGTACTGTTATCGACGAACCTATTTGATTGGCACGTTAGCAGCTTTACATTGGAGGCAGTTGCGCCTTGGCTTGTTGTAGTCAGAGGTGCGGTTGCTGGAGTAAACGTAGTTGTATATAACGCCTGCCCCGTTGTTACACGGAAATTGCTAACGTAGCCAGATAAAGGCTGACTGTAAGTTGAGTTTGTTCCGATTACAAACGGCGCACTAGCACTCGTAATGGTTCCTCCCGTGCCACTAGTAAGCAGAACGCCGTTTCTGTAAATAGAGTAGGTAGTGCTAGACCTAACGATAGCCAAGTGATACCAAACACCAACTGACAGACCGTGAGCTACTACGGTAACTAACTCGCTTGTCGCCGCATTTCTTAAATAAATGTTTCCGCTGAAGAAAAAACAGGTAAGCTGACCAGTATCAAAAAGCCGCCAGAAGGAAGCGGCAGACATTGCGTCTGAACTATTAAGAAAACACTCAATTGTGAAATCGCCGCTACCAAAGTTAAAATCTGCCGAACTAGCAACGTAAATGTCTGTGTAGTTAGTATTATTAAAATTAACACTCCACCCAGTCGCGCTATACGGCGTGAATGTCCCTTGCGTGGTATTCCCGTTGCGCGTGATGGTGAAGCTGTTGGATGACGAGTCGAGGAACGTGTTGTTCTGTGCGCCGTTCGCAGCGTTGTCTGCTTGGAGTAGCAGGGTGGTATTTTCAAACAGCGGATCGGTTGCCCACTGCTGCGTGGACTGTAACTGCGCTGCCTGCGCCAGTGTCCATATACCTTGATATTGCGGCATGTCTTACCCCAATGAAGAAATGTCGCTGGTGGTAATCGACGGCAAATCAGCGGTAGTTAATGCTTCTACGTCGTTACTGGACAGTGCCGGTATATCTGTTGACGTGAGGGGTTGTACGTCGCTTGTGGTCAGTGGGGCAACTACTGGCTCTCCCACTGGTGTTTCCACCACCGGCCCAACAAAAGCGCCATCGACATAGGTATCGCCCACGCCTGCGTACTTGCCACGAAAGCTGCCGTTATAGCTGGTCTGCACCCAGCGAGTCTCTGCGCCGTAGAGCGACTGACAGAACTCAATACCACGCTGTTCAGACTCAACCACAGCTACAGACACGCTATCGTCTTCATTAACCGTTGCCTGTTTGCTTTCTACAAGCTCGTTGTTATGCACAACGATCACTTGCATTACAACATTGTTCTCATCTAATTGTGCGAAGTGCGCCATGTCTTACCTCAAAGTGTAATCGTGCCGGAGCCTGTAAATGTGTAGACGGTGTTACTCCCAGAAGTAGTAACTGTAGGCGATCCAGTAGTAGCAGTAGCTGGTTGTGGAAGAGAAATAATTACAACCCCAGAGCCTCCAGCGCCGCCTGTAAACCCGCCACCTCCGCCACCACCAGTGTTAGCCGTACCCGCAGAACCTGCTTGGCTTTGGCTGTTTCTACCACCATTACCGCCACCACCAGCGCCACCTGTACCTGCTGCTGTTGCCCACCCAGCGCCTCCCCCACCACCAGCTCTAGTTACACTTGATCCGGTGATGGATGAAGCTGAACCAGCACCACCAGCGCCGCCTGTACCGTTACCATTCCCACCTACAGCACCAGCACCGCCGCCACCGCCACCGTTAAAGTTACCACTTGCGATGCCCGAGCCGCCATTATTCCCCTGCCCCACAGTGCCTGTTCCACCAGCAGCATATTTGCCGCCACCACCAGAACCGCCATTACCCCCCGTATGATTCCCCGACGCCCCCTGCGCCCCTTCGCCACCACCAATTGAGGTCAAAGAAACAAACACCGAGTTAGAACCGGCAGTTCCTCGCGTGTCTGCGGAAGCAGCACCGGGTCCCCCGCCACCGACAGTTACGACATAAGTAGTTCCTGAAGTTAGAGAAAGAGACGACCCGCTTAAATAGCCACCAGCGCCACCTCCACCAGAACCGCCTTGACTTGCGCCTGCTCCACCTCCGCCGCCACCCCCAGCAATAACAAGATAGCTGGCTAATACAGTAGCCACATTAAACGCAGCAGCGTTATACGACGCGCTGATGAAGCCGCCGGGATAGCGAAGTCCCATATTAGGTCAGGATTTCAAACGAAGTTGTGAACGTCAGGGCACTTGCTGTGCCGCTGTAAGCTGCAACCGATTGGTTCTCCGTGATGTAGAGCGGGGTGGTTTTGTCCACGATGATGAGCGTAGCGTTAGCTGGCACTGAAATCTGATACGCCGGATACGCAATCACTGATGCAGAACCGAAGGTCGCGTTGTTACCCACAGCAATCGTTGCTGTTGCTGCTGACCCTGTCGTGTTTGCCACCATGATGGTGTTGATCTTGTGCACCGAGTTTGCCGCAGGGGTTAAGCCCGTTAGCGATGTCGTGCCGTTGTACGTCCATGACGTTGTTGCTGTAGCCGCCGAGGAAGGAATGACATACCCCGTATTCCCGTAGGCGCTAGTTGTATTCTGGAGATTAGGGTTTGCCATGATTGCTCCTTAGATACCGTAAATCATATTCATTACAAACGATCTGCCGCGTGGGATCGATGTTGTTGCCGGGTACGTCACAAACACGTCCTTAGTACCCGCCGAGAAGTTCACCAGCGCACCTGAGTTACTCGACGCAAAAACCGTGTCCCGTGACAACTGATTACCTGCCGTGCTGTACGTACCAATACCGACTTCCCACTCAGAGCCTGTCTGTCCTGCGATAGTGTAGTAACACGCGTTGCCGTTACCAACCGCTGCGCTAAATGTTTGAAAACCGGTGGCAGCACCTGCTAACGCAACCGGTCCGGTACTCGTACTTGTCGTGGTCTCTTTGACCCGATCTGCTTGAATGAGTGGCATATATCACCTATACCGTGTCAATTAGTTCCCACTGTGCATCTTCTACCGTATTAATCGGTATCCACGATGGGTTATATACCGTACCTGTTGCACCTGATGCAGATACACCTGTTATAGCGACGATCTTACCTACAATCGGTGTTGCTATCCCCGCCACAGCATTAGACTCAACGCCAGTAAGCGTGACGTTAGACGAGGTGACCGGCCCAACCGTACCTACAGAACCCGCCGCAGATACGCTTGTTACCTGCAACGAAATATCAGGCCCCGGACTTGTTATCTCCCCCGACGCTGAAACACCTGTTAGTGCCTGTATAACACCCGGTACTGGTGCAACATTACCTGTGAAGCCTTGTGCCTGTACGTGGTTTAGGAACGCAGAGAGTGCTGTAGACGGACCACCATCCTCACCAATTGCCTCAACACCGGTCAGTGCTACTTCAGAGGCGGGCGATGTTGTTACTGAACCTACCGCACCATCTGCGGAAACGCCGGTTACAGCAACGCTTGTGTTGATGACGAAGTAGTCCGTCTGTCCCGCTGCCGATACACCGGTCAAGCCAACAGCGATATTGAAGTCAACGCTACCTACATTACCCTCCGCGCTGACACCGCTAAGTGCAACAAACGATGAAGGCGTACCGATAACCGTACCAACTTCACCACCTGCCGATACACCGGTTAGTGCAGCATTAGCCCCGCTAGCGCCGGTCATCGTACTAACTACACCGGACGCTGCAACACCACTTACTGCGGCAATTTTGCCCGCAGTACCAACCACTGTGCCAACAACACCAGACGCCAAGACACCCGTTAACGCGGCAGTGTTATCTGCCCGCGTCGTCATCGTCCCAACTTGTCCTGCTGCTTGCGTGCCCGTTACTGCTTGGAACGCGTCATACCGAGGTACAACTGAATCAACCTGCCCTGTAGCGGAAACCCCTGTAAGTGCAACAACTATTTCCGGAACATTGACTGCCCCGGTTGAGCTATACGGCGCACCAGAATAGGGGTAATTCCCGTACATATTAGGTCGTTACTAGGCGCAGCAGTGCAGTCGAGGTTGTGTTCGAAGGCATAGTCAAGGTAAACGTACCCGATGTCACTGTCTGGGCTGTGAACGTATGTACACTCACTGCCTTATCGCTTTGCGTGCTGTTATAAACCAGAACGCAGTCAAACGACGCGAAAGTCACGGGGCTACCTACCGAGCCATACACAATCGACGCAGACGGAGTCCAGTAGCCTGTACCCGCAGTTGCCGAGGTGTTGGTTGAAGTTGGTGGGTTAGCGCTGGTGATCGCCACACCGCCAGCAGAGTAGTTCGCGCTGGCTACTTCGCCCGTTGACGTATACGCCGTAGTCGAAGCATTGATGGTGGCAGACGCTAGATACAACGCTGCTTTAAAGGTATCTGCTGCCGAAGTACCACGAGTCGGTGCAGTGCCAAAGTTGTGAGTTGCAGTCATCAGTTCGCCAAGGAACGATGTGCACATACTTTGAGTATTCGCCATTTTAAAAACTCCTTAAAAAGATGCGGCAACTGGCAGGCCGCTAACTGTGTACTTCTTCAGCACCATATCAACCGAGCGATGCACAAGCTCGTCTTCTAACCAATACTCCACCCTGTTGATCGTTTCATTGTCATTGTCGATGGTTCCGGTCTTCTTCTCCAGAAGCGCCTCGTCCATCTCACCCTTTGTTGTCATAACCAGCATCTGTCCTCCTACGGTAAACGAATCAAAGCGGTTGTTGCAGAATTAACCGGCATAGTTACTGTGTTGTTAGCCGAAGTAAACGTCTTGTCCGAACCAAAGTCCAGCACCGCAACGGACTTATTACTACGGGTCACGTTATAGATCAACGCTCCACGCGCAGTAAAGTTAGCTCCGGGCCATGACACATTATCAAAACTCACATACACCGTACCAGCGTTAGGGCCTGTAGTTTGCGTACTTAATACTGCGCCTGTTACTTCTACACCCCCAGCTACATAGCCTGTTCCAACAACCTCATTATCCGTAGTGTATGCAGTAGTTAACTGACCAATATCAGAAAACGCGGTATACAACGCCATATAAAGCGTGTCGGTAATGATGTCCTGCTCCATTTGGAGCATGTCTTGTTTAAAGCTGTTGGTTAGCCCTTGCTGGATAGCCATTACGGATTCACCTTAATCTTCGCCTGACCATCCCTATAAGCATCACCACGCTCAAGACCTGTACCCAGACGGTTCAACTGCATCATCGCTTCTTTGTACTTACCATCATACAAAGCCAACAAATCTTGTTCGCCCTTCAAAAACGTATACGCTTCAACCAAAGTGCCATAAAGCAGCACCGGCGAGTAGTTATCGCTCAACCACGTACGTCCGTTCGCGGAGTCCACAATAGATTGTGGATAGTAGTAATAGTGCAACTCGATGGTGTACGTGTCGTCCGGTGTTGGGCCAAGAATAAAACTCAACTCATTTGTCGCAGACAAATTAATAACCTCGGGGCCAAACAGAGCATAATACTTGGGTAGTCCTTCATCCGTCGGGCTTGGGTATGCTGCGCGAATGAAGTTCACATCTTTGTTTAGCAGGTACTCGTAGTTACCGTCGCCATCGACAACCGCCATTGAAAACACCGACAAGAAGTCGTTAGGGCAAGTCAGGTACTTGTTGCTTTGCTGCGCCAAACCTGTGACGTTCTTGCGTAGGGCGGGAATCTGAACTGTGTTGTATATGCGCTCTTCAGCTTGTTTGATGAAGAAGTTGATCTGTTGTGTACCGGTAGACGTAGTTGTAGCACCTGCAACGCTCGTCCACGTTTCCGTGGGAAAGTCGTTTTGCAGGTAGTTCTTAACCTGAATGAACAGTTCGTTGTACGTCATATCAACCCATCGGTCCGCGAGACATCACGCCTTTAGTTGCTGCACCTGTGCCACGCATTTTGATGCCGTTGCTTTTAACGTCGTTAGCACCGGGGTCACCCGCGCTCACGCGATAGGTGCCATGAATACGAGGACTCATGTCTTTAGCCGCAAGTTTGTTGGGGTCAAGCCCCTCATACTGCGCTTTCACCTGTGCTTCAACCGAAGTCTTTTTTCCATCCATCGTGTGCGGTTCTGCATAGACAGCAGCCTGCCCGACTTCTTTGCCTTTTACCTTTTGAGAAAATTTAGCCATGATGTCCTCAACCCGATTTCTGATTAGCCACACGTGCCAAATTACGTCCGAGCGATTTCATCTGCTCGGTGGTCACGCCACCTTTTGCCATCTTCTTGGAGCCGTGCATGCGTTTCTCATGCGCTTTGACTTCCGCTTTGGCTACCTTCTTCATCTTATCCATGATTACTCCTACGTGATTGTTACACTGCCTATAGCAGCTTTTGACGTTAAAAAATTAGGCGTTAAACCCGCGTCGCTGTCACGTGCCCCGCCAATAGGTGCCCAACCCCATTGAAACACCCTGCTGCCTTCTCCCGGTACTCCGTCTGCGTTAACAGATGGCCCCGGTGTTACTGTTAGCTGCAAACCGGTGTTTCCAGACTGGAAGTAACTCAAGTCTTTACGAGGATCGCGCAATGCCTGCGGGTCATCCACTGGAAACATACCAAGCTGTAACTGCGGATGATCCGGGTCCCAACACGTTGGGCACACCAGCAAGTTATACGTCTTGGTTTTTAAAACTTCCTTCTTTAACTCCTTTAGTTTGTACCTCTGGCCGCACCGATCGCATTCGGCAATCGCATCCTTACCAGAAGCAAACCTATTACCCATTAGGCACCACTAGCGATAAAATACTGACGCGGCACAAACCGAACCGCCGCTCTATCTCGATCCTCGCCCGCCGCAGTGTTCCACGCTTCGTCGTACTGTTCTTTCAAAATGCCCAAACGATTAATTCCATCAGGCACTTTCAACGCGATGTAATAAGCCAGCCCTGCCACCAAGCAGGGGACAAATCTAAACGGTACATCCATTGTCTTAGTACCGCCACTACCGGCATCCTGAATACGGCGCATGCGCCAGTAAACAAACTGATACGTCGTAGCCGAGTCTGGCGTAGGCCAGACAGTGACGGATTGCTTTTGAACCGAATAGATAGCGGCACCTGTAGTATGGCTTGCTGCGGTTGTTCCGTCCTGCGCGCGTACGCAATTCAATAGGTAGGCCGGGTTGCCGTTTTCCGCTGGCTGCGTCTCGTTGTAGCCGATCAATTCTGTGCCAATACGCACAAAGCCAGCAAACGGCACGCCCACAAGCGACGTCACGGGAATAGTCGTCGCAGTCGATGAAATGTTGGCCTGCACTGTGCCTGCCAGAAGACTATCTCCGCCAGTTAAACGCTGTACCCAGACTTGAATGGGGCGACCTTGAGTCAGTTTGTTAGGGATTGTTGCGTAAGTAGATACGCTAATACGCGTAATGGTTAAATCCGCTTGGTTACTAGGCTGATTGGCATTAGTACGAATAACATGATCGAGCAGATCAACAGTATCGTCAGGAAGTGCATAGGTGGGTTGGCCTTGTGTCAAAGTAATGGCGTTTTGCTCAAACGTCCACATATTCACGCCCCGGTTTGCCCAATCCGCAAATAACAGATTTAATGACCGACGCGCTGTCCTCAAGTCATACCCTGTGCGCATTTCCGAACCGGCACGCTCAAACGCTTCTTCAACGATGTCGTTCAAGTCCAGCGTAAAACTAGCGGTTCCTGATGTGGTCATTTACTTGCCCCTGTTACGATGCGGCGCTACCTTCTTGGCGATGCTTTTTGGTTGTGCTACGAACTGCTTACCTGCTGCTTTGCCCGCACGCTTGGCCCTTGTTGTGGCTGCGTACTCGGCAGGGCTTAACGCTTTGATTGCGTTTTCTGGCAAATACCGCTCTCCAGTCTTTGACGATGGCTTGCCAGACTTCGTTCGCCATTTCTGCTCGCCCCATGACTTCAGGCTTTGCTGCGGGGCTTTCATTCTTTTGCCGCTTCTTTCTCAAGCAGCTCTGCATCTATCTGCTCGTCCGTCATTGCGTCGCACGTGCACGCGTTTGTTTCGTAAAGCAGCGCAAGACAGTCTTCAGTATGTTCAGTCACGATACCCTCCACCTGCTGCGTTGTACTTCTTAGCAACTTGCTAGCCATCTCACACCATCTTTCCGCGAGTTTTACCGCGCATAGCGCAGCCATCAGCACGAGACGAAGCGGATTTAACCGCACCGCCTTTTTTCATACCCCGCGCTTCACGACGTTCTTCGGCAGCAGCTTCTCTCATGGCCTTACGTACTTCGGGTTCCATCTCACGAAGATTTTTGCCTTCTTCTCCGGCTTTTTTCATAGCGGCTTTTTCGGCGGCCTGCGCCCCTGCCCCTAACGACGTGCCATAGCTATCGTCGCCCATCATCTTGCGTACTTTGTTTACCGCTCCTTCGCGCTGCATACCAATAACAAAAGAATTAGCGGAGTTAAGTTCCTGCTCTCTACGAGTGCGCTTTGCGCTGGGTGTTTCATCAGTCACGGTACCCTCCACCTGCTGCTTTGTACTTCTTAGCTACGAGCTGTGCTTTCCTCGCGCTCCATTGCCCTGCGCCAGTGCCATGAGTCGCCGCTGCCTTTACTTGTGCCACGATCCGCTTGCGCAGTTCCGGCTTCGTGTAATTACCCGCTGCATTAACCTTGCCACCTTCTTTATATTGCGTAAAGTCGGTATCGTCCCGGCGGGCTTTCTTCTTCCCACCGGGCATCTTAGACGGGCTTATGGCCCCCATGCCGCGTGATGGCCTCATACGATTTTGCCCCTTGTTTTACCGCGCTGTGCACAACCATCGGCACGGGCAGATGCGGACTTTACGGAACCGCCTTTGGCATAGTCACGATCTCGTACATGCGCAGGCACAGGCATTGTTCGCTTCGCACCAGAACTTACTGGTGTTGTACGTTCATAGCGCTTTTGCTCTTCAGCTTTATCTTTGTCCGTAGGCGGCCCCATGTAGGGCAACTCAACAATCTTCGGCTCTCTTTTGCTCATGCCAGCACCTCTTAGCAGTACTTCTTAGTCGAGCCGCCGTACTTCATCTTGGTCATACCGCCGCTTTTCATACCCTTGCCGCCACCCATCGTGACTTGTCTAGCTTTAGTCTTGCCTTTGGAAGCAATACCGTCAGCCGATTTGTGACCACCAGCCAGACCGCCACCTGCCATTTTCTTCATAGCCATGCCGCCTTTTTTCATCTTGCCTTTGCCATCTGCCGCAAACGCAGGGACTTTTTGACCATCTTTCATAACCATCGGCATACCACCACCTGCGTAACCACCCTTAGTCATTTTTTTCATACCGCCTCCTGATTTAGTGAACTCTTTACCAACCGACGTGGGTACGCCGACTTTTTTTGCAAATTTAGGGTTGTTCGCCACGGCTTGCATAAACCGTTCTTGCTTCTCACTCTTGGCTGGCATCGGTTTTTTTCTCGCGTTTAGTCAAACCACGAACCGTATCGGATTCCCAAATACGGATGCTGAACCAAATAATACTGATGAGTGAAAACACATTAGGCAACCATGAAAGTAGGACACCCAGCCCCGCAATAATCGAGATGTTGTCCATCAAATCTGGTTCGACGTGATCTTTTAACATTTCCAAGCCCTCAAGCTTTTATTAATACGACTATTCGGATCGTTCGCTGTTTTTGCACTTGTCAGCTTTTTCTTCATCCCTGACATTCTTGCGCAAAAAGATTTCTTTCTTGCGCCGCCTTCAGGTTGTGGCGCTTTTAGCCCCGGCTTGCCCGGATTAGCCGCGTTGTAAGAAGCACGTCCCTTGGCGTTCAAGCCGCCTTTTTCAGACTTGCCTTCCTTGCGCTGCCATGCAGGAGTTTTAGCCATAGAACGCTACGCCCGCTACCGTTGCACTATTGGTAATCACCAAGCTAGTTTGAACAAGCACACCTTCACCGGGAAGCAAAACGTAATTAGATTCTGCGCCGCCAATGGTAAACGTAAACAAGGTTGTAGCGTCGTCTTTGACCGCAACGGTGCCCGCGCCAGTTGCGCTGTACCACAGCCCTTTTAGACGAGTACGTCCGTTAAAAGCTGTGGTCGAGCCATTAGCCGCGCACGTTGCGCCTTTTACGTCTGTTTGCATCATGGTGATGCCTCCTTATCAGACGTTCTGCTGACCAACCAGCGGATCAGTAACGTAGTACAGGATTTGACCGGTAATTGAACCGCCAGTTGGTCCATAGCCAGTGGTTGCGCCACCAGTCAACGTAACCATTTGTGTGGTAGACATAGTCACACCAAGATCGTCACCAGCCGTAGCCGAAGCCCAGTTAAATACTTGCTTACCTGCGTCCGCATCAGCGGCACTCAAAAGGCCGTTGGGGTCGGAAGCAGAAGTGTCGGTATAGCCAATCCAACCCATGTCAAACGTGGGGGTTGCACCGCCTGTACCAGCGGCATTGGCTTGGATTTCAACAATCACTGCGCCAGCAGGCAATACGACCGGAACGGTGCTGCCAGAAGCAATTTTTACAGTGGTGGTGTCAGCGGCAGTAGGGTCAATGTAAAACTGAGCAGCCATTAGACCAGAGCCGCAATACGCAGTGCGAGTCGTGTCGCCGCCACCCGAACGCCAGATACTTTGGGTAGTTGAGAGAGCCCC